AAATGTAAAGGTGACAAATCGGCTAAATAATTAGGTGAGTGTTAATATCGTTCCCTTATTAGAAGAAGTACTTGGTCTGTTACAAACGATCAATGAGACAAGGGGTGTGCCTGAAGGGGAGAATATATCTGACAAGAATGTTCTCCAAACAGGAAATTCCAATCCAAATAAAAAAGTCAAAAGCTCTCTTTCTAATGAAGAACAGAAGAAGACTAAAGAGGTCGCATCTATTTTCGCAAAGACATTTTTTGAAATGCAGCGAAAATTTCAGGGTGATAAAGCACTTAAAACATCTGTTCAAAAAATCATACCAAATGCTAAGAAATTAGAAACTGGTGGTCGTAAAAGCGATTTGGAAATGCCCAAGAAAGGGTCAATGCTTGGTGGTATTTTGATGCTATTAGGTGGTGCGGGTGCTTTGATAATGGGTCTTTTAACTGACGGTCCGTTTAAAGGTGCTTTGAAAATACTATCTAAAATTGGTATATCAGGTGGTATCAAGATGCTCATGACAGCAGCTAAAGGAATGTTAGGAACATTCTCCAAATTTGTTACAGCACCTTTCAAATTCGCTGGTAAATTGATGGGTAAAGGATTCATGGGTAGAATCGTTGGTGCTTTGAAACCATTAGCTAAAATACTTAAAAAAATTCCCTTGATTGGCACTATCATATCCATAGGTTTTGCTATTTCTCGCTTCATGGATGGCGATACAGTGGGGGGTGTTATCGACGTTCTCAGTGCTTTGGCTGGATTATTAAATTTAATTCCAGGTGGCTCGATTATTGCTATACCTCTTACCATAGGTTTGGATATTTTGAATGCTTGGTTGGATGCCAAGACAGCAGGAGCGAAGGATAAAAATTCTGCTAAATTGGACATTTTAGGAGACATGGCAAAAAGTATTGGTAAATGGATTTGGGACAATGCTTTGTGGTTGCCAGTGATTGGTGGCTTCAAGCGTTGGGGCATGGCTTACGATGCTTTCAAAGGTGGTAATATCGTGGAAGGTCTGAAACAATTTGGACTTGGTATACTATCATTTGCAGGTATGGGACCGATCATTATGGGTATTGAAACTCTGATGGGCTTCTTCGGTGATAAAGAAGAGAAAAAAGATTTAAAACCAAACACTTCTTGGTTCGGTAGAATTAAAGAATGGGTTAAGAATAAATTGAAAAAATTACCTTCTTTCTTGAAAAAACCTCTACAATGGTTTGGAATCATAGATGACTCATCGGAATCAGAACCAAACATGGAATCATCGAAAAAAATCGATTATGAGAAAAAAATAGTTGAATGGTTATCTGGTCTTTGGGGAAAAATAACACCTATGTTAGAAAACATTGGTAAATGGTTCTCTGGATTATGGGAAAAAATATCTACTTGGGCATCTGGATTGTGGGAAAAAATGACACCATTTTTTGAAGTTATTGCTAAATGGTTCTCTGATATTTGGGGGAAGGTAAAAGAATTTTTAGGCAGTGATTTCATGAATGGGATTATTGATAGTATTAAAAATATTGCAAGTTCAGTTATGAGTATTGTTGATACCATATTCCGCACAATAAAATCTATCGTAGAAGCTGCTAAAGCCACGATTGGTGGTTTCAGTAAAATGTTTGGAGGTGGTCACACTGAAGAAGCAAAAGCCAATGCTAAAAAAATGGGATGGAATTCTGTCGAAGAGTATGAAAAATCTGGTTGGAAAGAAAACCCTGATAAAAAGAAAGTGGGAGTTATTGATGAGAAACGTAAAAAACACGTAGACGATTTAGTATTGATTGGTAGAGAGCAAATAGCAATTCTTTCTGATATCAGAAATATTGGTATGCAAACATATAAAGTTCTTGCTGGTAGTAGTGGTGGAGGCTCTGCGAGTCCAATAATTATTCCCAATTCTGGTGGTGGTTCTACAAGTAAACCATCCTCCCAAGTATCTTTGAATACAAGTAGAGGTGATTATGGTAGTTCTCCATATGCATTCGCGTAATTAAATAATATCAATGGCTACGATCAATGTACATAAAGAATACGACTGGACTTCTGTTCCCAGAAATAGTCCATATCGAAATGTTGCGCCTTATGTAAAATTGTCATCCTATAAAATAAAATCCAGTGCCGCTTTGAATAGGTTACAGAGTTATATAAATTTGGCTACAGCTAAAAGTGCTGATGAATTTTATGAAGGATTGTATCAAAACGTTGAAAAGGCTGATGATTTTTTTATACCATACTTTGGTGATAGTGTTAGATCGTTCTCAAATGAATTTGGTGATACTTTTCAAAACGGAGCCTTAGCGAAAGTTGACAGTTTGCTGCAAACTGGTTCTAATGAGATATTAGCACCTTTGGGAGAATTTAAAGGTAAAGAAAATATTTCTAAATTGGTAAAACAAGGAGGGGAAATGGTTTCTAGTATAGGTAATATGGAAGAATTTAAAAAAGCTGCTGGTGGATTTGGTAAAGGAATGTCTACCGCACCTGGCTCTTACATTGAAACACCTAAATTATATCAATATGCACAGAACGATGGTGCATTGGAAATAACATTCCCATTATTCAACACGATAAATGGAGATGCTGTTCAGAAAAATTATGATTTGATTGATAAATTAACAAGAATTAATAGACCAAAAAGGCTAACATCCATTACCATGGAACCACCTCATATTTACCAAGTAAAATTAAAGGGTTTGAGATACATGAGATGGGCTTATTGTAGCAATTTTTCTGTTAGTATGATCGGTGCGAGAAGACTCGTAAATGGTGCTATCACACCTGATGGCTATCAAATTACAATGTCACTCACTTCATTGACAACCGAAGTTAGCAACTTCATGGACAAAGTTAAATGATATGGAAGAAAAACGAGGAGATTACCAAAATAACATAGAGTCCCTTTCCACGCTGAATATTGGGGATTATGAGCGTATTTTTAGAGTATATACAGAAAAGGTCGATGATAAAGATTTCTATTTCTATAATATTTTAAATAAAATTGATTTAGTAGATTTAGATCCAGAATTCGTGGAATTTTATGATGTGACAACCAGAATGCCCATGACGACTTTATCTTATAAAATTTACGGTGATATTAAATCATGGTGGATTTTGTATCTAATGAATAAAGACCAAATCCAAAACCCTCCATTTTGGGTTGATGGTGGTATAAGGTTGAAATATATCAAATTGGAATACAGAGTATTGCTTTATAACGATATTACAAAAAATACTATATTCAATGGGAGGCATTTCTAATGGCTGAAGTATGTAAGATAAATGACGTAGAATTTGAATACGAATACACGTTTAAAAATTCTGACGGAGATGAAAATAAATATGCTAGTTCTGCTGTCAAAGGTTTAACTTTGATAGATAGTATTTTCAATCCTTTTTTAAGGGGAACGATTGCTGTCGCAAACCCTTATGATTTATTTGAAGAGAAATATCTTTTAAGAGGTGATGGAAGAGATGAAGTTAAAATTTTCTTAAAACCCAAAGATGAGGAAGAAAAAATAGAAGAAGAATTTATCCTATTACAAGAAGATAACAGTGGAGATGTTGAAGTTCGTTCGGAAAATATTAAAAAATTTAAGATAATCCATAAAGATATGTTACCGTTTATGGACACCATTCCATACAACAAATCGTTCAGTGGTAAAATAGGTGATATCTTGAAAGATATTTTTATTGAATTATTGGGGGGAGATAAAATCGATAAAGAAAATTGGGAAAGCGGAGATTTTAATTTTTCTTACATACCACCTATGTCTTTCAGATATATTGATTTGGTCTATCATCTACTAAAATATTTTTATGGTAAAGATGGAGAACTTTATACCAAAGCACTCATAATGAAAAATAAAAAAATTGGGAAATATCAAATGATGTATCTCACCAAGATTTTTTCAGAAAATAAAAAAAATACGACAGATGCTTTTACCACTGCTGATTTGTCAGATAAAAGCGTTGCTGAAAATGAAAACAACCCACCACCTGATGCAAAAGTTAGTAAATTTTCCAGTGGTTTGAAAAATTTCGCATATAATACACCTCTGTATGAATGGAATAATGATTTCTTTATCAATTCAGTTGTTCATGGGTATGACAAATTTTTAGGTGTCCAAAAAATGAAAATTTTAAAATTGGAAGATATTGAGAAAAAATGGAAGACCAAATTTGTTGATGTTTTCAAAGCAATTGGTGGTAGTCCCAAACCATTTGTCGTGAGAAATAAAACCACGAAACAAAAATTTAGACATTATAGAACACCATATGAAGTTGAAGATACTGTAAAAATGGTGGAAGCTGAAATGTGTAATTTATTAACATTTTATAATTTGAATTGTATTTTCAGTAACGTAGGATTCACTGGAAGAGAAGCAGGTAAATTTTTAGATATTGTTAAAATTGGAGAAGTGAAACAAAAAGGTGATACGAAAATGTATGGTAGGTGGTTTGTAACAGAAGTGCGCCATATTTTTTCGAGTGATACCTATACTAATGAATTCAAATGCTGTAAGACCTACGTTGGTGGTAGTAGCAAAATAAAAAATGACGTTGAATGAGAAATAAAATTGAAATACTCCGTAGCATTCTATTCACTAAAGAAGATTTGGTGAATTATAAAAATATTGATGACCAATTTTCCAAAGTGGAAATTGAGTTCATGATAGAATTTAAAAAGATTTACGAATTGGGACTCAACCAATTGGAAAAATTTATTAATAAATTGGATGAAGAAGGAAAAGATTTGGAACCATGGGACATTGCCTATTACGTCAAGCAATTATCGAATGGTCCGTTGTCATCTTATGCTAAAGAATTGGCAAAGGATAAAAAGTATTTTGAAGCGATTCCTGATATACTTGGAAATGTCGGTAATAAAGAAATAACTAGACATAACACCACCTTATTCGAAGATGGTGATTACCCATTGGAAATACCAGTGGACATTTACAATAAGTCTCCAAAATTCATACAGAACATGATAGTATCTGCCAATAAAGAAGTAGAGAAAATGTTTCGTTCTTCTTTGAACGCTAGTGTGGTGAATGACAACACCTTACCAATTGTTGATAAAGCACCGCAGCAAAGATATTCACTGGAGAAAACAGGAGAATGGCAACAAAAATCTCATGGCACGATCAATGTCAAGGACTCTTACTATCGTGTGAAGATGTCAGACATCAGAAGTCAAATTTTCGATAAGGTTAAAGAAGTTATTGGAGAAGAGCATTTCCGAATCTTTAGAGATAAAAAAGATTACTCCCCATTCGATTCAGAAAAGAATAATTCAACATCTTCAAATTATGTATTTGAGAAAGAATTGAAAGAAGGAGACAAGGATGAAATCTTTGAAGAAGATATCTTCGGTGATGTTTTTGATAAGAGAGACACTGTTCTCAAAATACAGAAACCAGACAAGAACGAAGAATACAAACTCAATACTGTCGATGGACAGTTGGGTAATTAAACATCCACTACTGGTGATTCTTCTTTTTGATTCAACAATTTGATGATATCGTTTCTAGTGAAAGTTAATTTTGGAGTATTACTCTCCTCTTCATCTCGAATGATTTTTGCTTGAATATTCATTTGAGTGATTTCTTTCTGTGCTTTGATTTTGTCCTCCGATATTTTTAATTTGGAAAGAGCATCAATCGCAGATGTGGTAGCTTTCACCAATTCTGATACAGACTCAATCAACTTGGAATCTGCACCAGCAAGAACTTCCAATTTAAGATTCTCAACCATTTCCAAAGAATGATTCACGACTTTACCAGCATTGGTAATAACAAATTCTTCCAAATCTTCTTTCTTGAGATCTGGTTTATTTTTTGGTAATTGATTAACAATTTTTGATTGATTTTTGATTTGTGAAATAATATCATCCACTTCTGCATTCAAAAAATCATCATCTTCATCGTGATCCATATTGATATTTACTCTTGACATTGGTTAATTCAACGCTAAAGTAAGGGAAATATGATTGATTTAACAAATTGTAAGGTGTTGGTTACTGGTGGGTGTGGATTCATTGGGAGTAATTTCATTGAAATGGTTCTTCGAAAATATAAAAATCTCCATTTGGTGAATATCGATAAGTATGGAATTGGTGCAAGACCTTTGATAAAAGAATCTTACAATTGGATCACATCAAATCCCGATAATTTATATTATGAATATAGGGAAAATATTATGAATTTAGACTCATCCTTGAGTCGAGCTAGAGAATGGAAATTCGATTACATCTTCCATTTTGCTGCTGAATCTCATGTTGATCGCAGCATCAATTCTCCCGAAGCATTTATTGAAAATAATGTAATTGGTATGGTGTCTCTATTGGAATGGGTGCGAAAATATCAACCTCAAGCAAAAGTTATTAATATTTCCACTGACGAAGTATTCGGACACTTGAACGTGAATGACCCCGCATTCACAGAAGAATCACCATTCAATCCAAGAAGTCCTTATGCTGCATCCAAAGCATCTGCTGATCTGATTGCTAACTCTTATGTCACGACTTATGGATTAGACATCACCACGACACACTGCTGTAACAATTTCGGTAAGCACCAAGCAAATGAGAAATTTCTCCCCACTGTAATTCGCTCTATCGTAAGAGGTGAACCAATTCCTGTCTATGGAACAGGAGAGAACATTCGGGAGTGGATTCATGTTGAAGATCACAACAAATGGTTGTTGGAAATCGCTAGTAATCCATACTGTTCTACCAACATTGGTTCGGGAATTGAAAAAACAAACCTTGACATGATCAAAGATATTGGTAGTATATTGGGAGTGACACCTAATATCAAATTTGTCGAAGATAGAAAGGGGCATGACTTCCGTTATGCCATCGAATCTCATATTCCTTTTGAATTACGGAATCATAACGAAGCTCTCAAAGAGACTGTGGAATTTTATAAAAATAAATATGAAAACGAAAGAACTCATTGAAGAGCTAAACAAGCTTGATCCTGAAGGAAATTGTGAAATCAATTTCGGAGGAGCTATCACCTATCTTATGAGACTCCCATGGTATTATGATGGGAAATGCTCTATTCTCATCAAAGACGATGAGGGAAAAATTATTGGAATACGACAAGCAACCGCAGAGGATGGTGACAAGATCAATGTTCATACCACGACAGTGGATGACATGGGTTATGATGATGGGTGGGATGATACAGAACATACAGTTCAAGGGGATGAGCGTTTTATACAAAAATATCAACATAATAAAGAATTGGCTAAAAAACATAAAGACGAAATTAAGTATTAAAAACAATAAAAACAATATGGATGTAAAACAAGAAGTATATACTAAATATATATGTGGAAATTAACCCCGAACATTTAAAAAAAGCAGGAATATATAAAATAACTAATATTAAAAACGGTAAAGTATATATAGGAAAATCGGTAAAATTGAGCAAAAGATTGAATTATCATAAAAATTATAAACCATCTGTTAAAGGAAATTACCATTTTAAAAATGCTGTGTTGAAGCATGGTTGGGAATCATTTAATGTTGAAATTTTGGAATTTTTTGAAAATTTTGATAAAAATAAAGACAATGATATTCTTTTAAAACGAGAATCGTATTACATAAAAATATATGATTCTACAAATAATTCCAAAGGTTATAATATGTGTAAATATTCAAATGATGTGGGAGGTAGGACTTTAACAGAAGAACACAAGAAAAAATTGAGATTAGCGAGGTTGGGTCAAAAACATTCAGAAGAAAGTAAGCAAAAAATGAGTAAAGTTAAATCGGGGTTTAAACATTCAGAAGAAACTAAGAAAAAAATGAGTGAAAATAAATCAGGTAAACCGAGTCCAAGATTGGGAACAAAAAATTCCATAGAAACTAGAGAAAAAATAAGCAAAGCAAATTCTGGTAAACCTAGTAATAGATTGGGTGTTAAACTTTCAGAGGAAACTAAACGAAAAATTAGTGAATCTAACATTGGAAAACGTAAAAATAAAAAGATTATTCGAATTTCAGAAGAAAAAATAGAAAATTTGAGATCACAAAAATAAATGATGATAAATATGAATAACATGTCACAAATAAAACAAGAAGTAATCGACGCACGTATCAACAAGGGATGGACATTCTCTGCAATTTACGATACGTATGGAGTCCCGAAAAGCACTGCTCAAGGATGGTTGAAAAAACATTTTGACGAAAGCGTCGAAGAAGACATTGTGAAAGAACCGACACCATACCAAGAATACAAACAAGGTTACGTAGTGGAAACTATGCAACGTGACAAACCTCAGAAATTCAAAAAGACAGAGGATGAAGTCTTTGCATTTCTCGAACAACTTGCTCCAATTAAAGTCAATAGTCTGAATAATAATTCAGTGTCTTACGGATTGAATGAGTATGCTGTCGTTGGTTCTGATTTCCATTTTGGTTGCCATGACGAATCGGCTATCAATATCTTTCTTGAAACAATTGCTGAATTGCAACCAAGAACGATTGTATTAAATGGTGATACTATGGATATGCTTGCCATTTCCAAATATCCAAAAGATATTAAAAAGCATTGGAGTCTCTTGGATGAGCGTAAGGCATATCATCAATTTTTGGATGATTTGATTTCTATCTCCAATGGTGCTAAAATCTATGAAACCGTTTCCAATCACAGTGGTCAATCGATTGATGGTAGATGGAGACGTTATCTATCGGATCGTTTGGGAGAACTTGGTTGCCTTCCAGAAATCACTGAAAGGCTGAGTTATCAGAACGTGTTCATGGGTGATTATCAAAATCAAGTTGAGCATGTTGATTACGTGGATTTGAATGGTTTGATTGTTACACACGGAACGACTGTGCGCGGTGCTGGTGGTGCTTCAGCTAAAGGGGAGATCGAGAAGTGGCATACAAGTATCCTACATGGACACACCCATCGTGTAGGTTCAACAGCGAAGCGTATTCCCTCCGTTGGTAATCGTCCTGAGAAACAAATTTTAGGTATTGAAGGAGGTTGTATGTGTTCACTTAATGCTGCATATGGTTCACACCTAAATTGGCAACAAGGTTTTAATATCGTAGCTCTTGGTCAAGAGACATTTGGTGTGGAGCAAGTCATGATCAACAGTGGATTAGCCAACATCGCGACATTGGGTAAAACAATTTGTGGTTAAATAATCACATGGATTCTTTTGGATTATTCTTTGAAAGACGCGAGAGGAATCGACTTCGTAAACAGGAGTTGAAAGACGAGGGTGTGCCTAATTATAAGGATTGGGTAGACCAAGAGAAGGAAAACCTACCTCCCGAAGAAGCAGATAAAATCAATAAAATGGAGGAACTAAAAGTTCCTTCTGAATTGATTGATAGATTTCGTAATGCTAAAAAAGCTGAATACGAGAAACGTCTGAAAGCTGATTATCTACGAACCAAAGTAGAGGGTGAATTACTTTTCACCGACTATGGTATCAATGTATTCAAAGACAAGTATGTCGATCAGGATTTTAAACAAGGTTCTCTCAACATGAGAACAATGAAAAGATTGATTCAGATGTTGTTTCGAGATTACCGTGATCTACTACCAAATAGAAAACCAAAGATTGTTATTACGAATACAAAAACAAATCCAAAATTCAAAAATTTAAATATTATTGGTAGTAAAACATCACCTTCTGGTGTTTACCACGATAGAATTATTTATTTAGATCAATTTTATGTTGATGATATAGATGTTCTGATGCATGAATATGCTCACTTTCTGTCCGATAGGATGTCGAAACAAGTTGAACCATTTTTGAGAAACGAATACAAAAAAATGTTGGATGCTTTTTTCGAGAGAAAAACAAGAAGAAAAAATTTGGAAGGTAAGAAAAATGAGAAATTGAGAGAGCTAGTAGCAAAGAAAATGGGATTACCATCTGATTATTCTGCCACGAACTTCGATGAGTGGTTCGCTGAATTGATTGCTCATTGGAAAAACCTACCAAACAACCCAATATCGTATAAATTCAAACAAATATTAAAAAAAGTGATTACAAGACTATGAAAGATAAATTCAATTATGGAAATTATATTATTTCCTATAGAAAAGAAAAAGATGGACTACTCCATTTTTTGAAAAAAAGAGTTGATACATTAGAAGATGCCCTAAAGGAGCATCATAAATTACAAGATTTAGGTTATCATGATGTTTTGATTAAAAAATTTAGACAATGAAATACACAGGTAATATTAACAGTTACACCTTCATTATGAAAGAAGGTGATGATGTAATTGAAGTGTGGTCAGATACGGATGCGGAATTTCCAGAGTCCTACATCTACCTCAAAGAAGGAGAAATCAAGAACGAACGCCAATTCCACATGGAGATATCTTCATGGTGGATGCGGAATAAAAACTAGCCTACAATCGGGCTATGCGTAAATTAATACTAATTAGAGCAGTCAGTGGGGCTGGTAAATCCACTTTTGCCAAAATCTTTGCACCTGATTCTTGTATCTGCTGTGCCGATGATTTCTTCACAGACGAACAAGGTAATTACAATTTCGATGCTTCCAAGCTTGGACAGGCTCACAAAGCTTGCCAAGACAAGTATTTGGAATCGCTTGACTCACCGTTTGCAGATACCATTGTAGTCTCAAATACGAACACGAAAGAAAGCGACTACAAATTTTATCTTGACGAAGCGGAAAAACGTGGTATTATGGTTTTCTCATTGGTGCTTGAGAATCGTCATGGCAATAAAAACATTCATAATGTGCCTGATCATGTTCTTGAGCGTCAAGAGCAAAATATTAAAAATAGCTTAAAATTACGATAAACAAACAAAACAAATAAATAATATGGACTTATTAATTAACGATGTAACAAAATGGTTTCACGTAAAAGGAATCATTGAAAATAGTAATCCTCTCAAACAATTGGAGAAGACGCAGGAAGAGCTAACAGAGACGCGAGATGCCGCAGTGCTACACTCTTATGGAATTAACACAGTTACAAACGGCGAAGGAAAAGAAATTGATTCAATCACTGAAATTAAGGATGGTATTGGAGACACCATAGTCACCTTGATTGGAGTATGTGAGATGTATGGGTTCACCTTAGAAGAGTGCTTACAGCAAGCATATGAAGTGATCTCAAAACGCTCTGGGAAAATGGTCGATGGAAAATTCGTCAAAGACACGGAAGTGTAAAGACTGTGAATGGAAGGAAGTAAATCAATGACCCGTGATCAAAAAATTATTCTTACGTGCTTTGAGATTAACCTATCACAAGCAAAAACACTTGCGATGCGTAAACATGTGCAAGAGCAGATAGCATCATTCAAATTGCAGTGTAAACCAAAACCAAAACCTCGATATCCAGCATGGGTGGACAAATTTTAAAATTATGGAATTCATTAAAGAACACGTAAACAAAGACTGGCTACCAGTCGTCGAAAAATTTCCCAAGATTTTCTTAGAACCATCGGAGTATGTTATTGATATTTGGGGAAAATACTACAAAGATTTCGTCAAGAAAGAAGATATGGTGAATCTACGCTATGGTTTTGAACATGGTATCGGTTGGAAAGATATTGTAATCGGCTTTTGTGAAGATTTGCAGAAGCTTGCTGAAAAAGCTGTCGCAGAAGGTCACACCTTTCAATACAAAGGATGCATTATCAAAGAAAAATTTGGCAAATTCACTCCCCAAGGTGATTTGGAAAAGAGTGAGGGTGCATGGGAAATCTATCGCGATGAATATTATGATATTTGTCGCAAATGGGAAGAAAAATCCTTGACAGTCTGCGAAGTCTGTGGTAAAGATGGTGAGTTGCGCAGCACAGGATGGTGGAAAACACGCTGCGATGAACACAACTAATAATATGAGAGAATTAAAATTCCGTATCTGGGACAGACAAGCTAAAGCGTGGGCAGAAAACGATTGCTCATTGCATTGCTTTAGCAATTGGCAGATTGATCCCTTCACAGGGCAGCTAACTGATTTTGTTGGTGCAATTGATGGTGATCGTGAAACGCGCTACAATGCCAATCCTGCTCCTAATTATTATTTTCGTGGCAGTGAGATTGTGAATGAGCCGAGATATGTTCT